CCACCAAAAGAGAAACCAAGGACATTGATTTGAGTGCCGAAGCTGCGCCCTATCAGACAGCTATCACTGCCGCCTGATGGCACACTAGGAGCCACGGCTGTGGGCGGAGGCGTTACGTCTGACGCAGCACCAGCGCCATTGTAGTTGTTGGTTGTGGACGGGTTGTTACTGTCTACAACGCTGTCTTGCGTATTGGTGTTCAGGTCGCCCGTCTGCGTGTTCTGCGCCATTGCAGGTGTGGCAAGGGCAACCAGTATTAAGATGCGTTTAAACATCCCAAACTATTTATCAAAAACAAGAGACAATAAGAGGGCAATAATAAATCCAGCGCTACCCATCATCACGACTTCCAGACGCTTGACTCGATTGATTGTCTCCAGCCAACGCTCAGCGCAAACGGCTTCGTGTGTATCAATCTGGTGCTTCACCTCTTGGGTAGTTGGCCGTGACATAATGCTAGTCTTTCTTGCGTAGGTTGATGGCCAGCTTCTGAATGAAGTCGTCCAGCTTGGCTAGGACTTCATTGTCACGCATTGATGGTGTGACGTTAGCAATTACCGAGGCTGCCGCCACGATAGCTGTTATGTATGTGATAATATTTTCCATTAGTTTGCTTCCAGTTCTCTTGCTTTACTCATCGGACTAACCATTCCTCTACTGTTACGTTGCCATCATCATCGGTTGCAGTGTCGCGCATCTTAATCCAGTTCGAGCCAGTTGGCTGGCCAACACGCAAGCGCAGTTTACCCATCAAACCGACCGCGTCCCACTCGACACGGTCTTCGCGTGGCGTGTAAGTCTGGCTGTCGTCGTAAGAGGCGTTCAACTGTCGGCGTGTCAATGTAGCACCATCAGCGTCAGTCGTTAGCACTGTCGCGTTAGCAGGTGCAACCAGACCGCTAGGGATTTCGTCGCTTGCGTAAGAGTGTTCTGTTCCATCCGCCTCAGTCCACTCGGTGACTGTGTATGTTTCACGAATGTAAGCACCAAAGTCGTCGGTGTTATATTTGCCATCCCACTTATTCCAAGCGGTATCTCCGACAACAGATGGGTTTCCAGAAATAACACCAATGACATCAGATACAGAATCACTACTGGTTGCTTTACGAATTTGGTTTCCCACGAGGACAACACTATAGCCTCGGCGGTCTTCGTCAGAAGCGTTGCCATCAGTCCACTCAAAGTATTCCGCATAATCAGCACCGCCGCTTTGCCAAACTCCATCAGCAAATGCGTTGCCATCACCACGCAGAACATGCTCGCGGTCAGCCGCTCCGCCAGAGCGGGTTTCGAGTATATAATAGGCAGAACTATTGGCTCGGTCGGCTGTGATGTAAGCAATCGGCGCGGCGTTTGTTAGTGTTGCAAAACTATTTTGAAAACGGTTAGCAATGGCGTTCCCTGTTTCTTTAGTATGAAGCTTGTGACTTGAGGTAGTGGTTCCGATGCTAACTTGTCCACCACTGGCAATGCGCATTCTTTCACCAGCGCCAGTGTCAAATATCAAAGCGTTGCCACTAGAATAGTTACTAGCCTTGATTGTCATATCGTAAGGGCTGCTAGTGTTTTTCCTGATAATCCCAGAGCGAGCATTAGACGAGGATGTCCCGCCTATGTATAAATCAACATACCCTGAATCGACATCATTACCCGAAGACACATCAAGCTTGCCATTTGGCGAATCCGTGCCGATACCTACATTCCCGCTGCTGTCGATGCGCATACGTTCTACTGGTGCGGCGTCACTGCCACTATCTGTTGAAAAACTTAGTTCACCAACAGACGCACCTGACCGCCACGCACCTACATCAAAGACACTCGAGCCTTTGTTTTGCAGATATAGACCAGTGTTTGTGTATGCGGTAGCTGCGCCTTGAGCGACAACAGCACCGCTAACTTCGAGTCTGTTTGCTCCTAAACTCGTGCCAATCCCAACCCGATTATTCGCGCTGTCAACGTGCAGGGTGTCAGTGTCAACCGTCAGGTCGCCAGTAACACTTACGTTGCCAGTAAAGGCAGCGCCAGTTAGCATAGCAGCACCAGCAGCAGTCACGTTGGTCGTGTCTGTTACATCAGCAGCAGCTTCGATGCCATCAAGCTTTGTGCCATCTGTGGCTACGTCACGACCGTCTACAGTGCCACCAACGGTAATATTGTTTGTTACGTCCAAGGCTGTAGCTGATGGGCTTGTGAGGGCTACTGTACCGTCATTAACATCAGCCAAGTCAGCCATGACCTCACGGATAGCGTTGTTGATACCGCTAGGCAGGCAGCCCTCGTCAATGTCAACGGACTGAATGTCCGTGTTTGACGCGGCTGTTTTGCTGTAATCTGTAATACTGTTCTTTGCCATGATTTATTCCTATTGACTAAATTCTGCGCCTAACAAACCAGCAGTCATCGGAACTGGCGCGCGTAATCCTGTACCCAATCCACTTAGTGCTGCACGAGTAACTGGAACACCAGCGCGGCTGTAAGCACCAGCTAACAAGCCGAGACCAGCAGCCGCAGGTGCAAGCGCTCCAGTAGCACCCAAAGCACCACCGCCGAGCAGACCCAATATAGGTCGTGCTTCCAGTATAGGTCTAGAGATACCTGTTCTATCTTGACCTAAAATACCCTGACCAATCAAACCCTCTGCTTGCATAGGCGCTTCACCCATAGCACCAGCACGACGGCGCTGGCTAACAGCAGATGAAATCAACTCAGAAGGTGTAAACTCACCACCCTCACGCGCAGCACGAGCTTTAGCCGCAGAAGACTGGACAGGCATAAGGCGCTCGTAAGATTCGTGAATCTTTTTCAAATCAGCCCTTGCCGTTGGGCTTTGTTTTTTTAATTCTTCGCGCAAACCGCGTTGAATTTCCCTTAAAACCTCTCCAACAACTCTGTCTGATTCATCGGAGCCAAACTTTGTTAGTTGATATGCTTTTTTGCCAAGAATTTTATCAACAGACAAAAAGGTATTTCCAGCAATTTCTTTGCCGCGGAGAAGCTCCATAGTATCATTTATATATTTTTGTATTTCTTTTTCTTGTTTTGCAGATATTAAACCGATTTGTTTTACTGCCAAATCTTTAGACTGAGATACAGAATCCCTCATTCTCTGAGCGTTTTCACCTTTATTTCCAGATATTTTTAATTTAGGCGTTAATTTTTCGTATTCTAAGTCAATTTTTTTAAACGCCTCTTTTACCGCCCTGCTTCCTGTAGCATCTTTAGAAATCGTTAAACCCAAAGGCTTCAGAGCATCCTCAACAGCAGTACGGCTAAACTGCGCTGTAGCTCGTTGCTGTGCAGCCTCTACAACACCGCCAGCAAACGGTAAGGCACGAGCAGTTGATTCAAATGCACGAGGCGCACCACCCATAGCTTGACCAGCAGTAAGAGGCACACCGCGCCTAATCATCTCTTTTGCTTCAGGTGCAATTTTTGGTAGAGCCTTAGATACTGCGCCACCAATAGTGCCACCCAATGCACCGCCAATAGCAGCACTTTTAAGGCGCTCACCCTCTTCTGCTGCACCTGCGCCATACAAAGCACCAGTGCCAATAGCAGTGGTCACAGGACGTGCAGCAGCGGCGGTAGCAGCTTTTGCACCAAGCGCACCAGCACGAGCAGCACCAAAAGGAAGAAGAGCAGAAGCGCCAATCTCTGTGCCATACGCAGCTACGGGAGCAGCTTCACGGAAACGCTCAATATCTCCACGAATACCCTTAACTTCTTCTTCATATGTTTTTGAGCCAACAGCAGAACGAATTGCAGCCTCAATCTCGTCGGAAAAACCAAAGGTCAAACCCTGTGCAGCGGCACGAGCATAATCGCCAGTAGTAGGCTCTTTTTCAAGTTTAGGAGCTATCTTCTTTTTATAATACTTAATAGCCTGAGACTTAGTTGTGCCTTCTGGAAACTCATATGTTTTGCCATCTGGAAATTGAAATTGAGGCACGTTTAATTCCCCATATCTTCGGTTGTAACCATCACAACATCACCAGAGTTGGACTTAGAAGAAGCTGATTCAGCAATACTTCTAACCTCTCCTGTTCGCGGGTCTTGAACGCCATTTGCAATAGACATCATAACTTCACGAACTTTTTTAAGGTTACTTTTTAAGTCTTCTGGTTTTAATTCAGGTTCAATGGCTGCAATAGTTCTTTGCAAAAGTTCCAATTCACGAACCGTCACCTGACCAAGCGCACCGCCAGTTTTTGATGCTTCACGCATTGCTTGCAACTCTTTAAAACCAATCTGCGCTTTAATTGTATCAAGAGCTAGTTTCATTCTGCTTGCTGGCGTAGTAGGAATATCTTTTAGCCAACTACCAAAGCCCGCAGCCCATCCACCATGCTCATCAAGAATATCTATAGCATCATCAACACTAGAAACAACAGCATACGCTTTTTCCCTAGCGGCCTCACCTGACTTTAGGTCAGCAGCTTCTTTTCCAGATGCTTCTTTTGCAGCTTTAGCCAATGCCATATCTATTTTTGCTTGCTCGGCTCTAGCCGCACCAACAGCCTCCCCGCCAGACGCAAGCCCCTCAACAAGACTCTGACCAAAAGAAACAGGAACACGAGTAGGCCCAGTCATAAGCGCTTTACTAAGCTCTCTTGCGCGAAGCTGACCTTCTTCACCTTGAAATAAGCCTCCAAGCTCTTTGCCAGCACTGCGAATACCGCCACCAATACGACCAAGCAAGCTGGGTTCTAAGGCAGACTGACGTTCAATTTCGTCAAGAGCGCTCGTTTTCTGGGGAAGCCTATCACGAACCTTAGTAAGTTGTGAGGCGGGGGACATATAGTCAAATCCAACAGGCGCTTGAGTTGACATCATCTCAGGAGCTAACAAACCTACAGGAGATGGGGCAATCGTTGTTGTGGCTGGTGTAGATAAACGCCGTGCCGCAAGCATATCAAGAGAGCGCGGCCCTAGCAGATAGTTTTGAAGCGGAACATCGCCGCCAGCTTGAGCTACCTGACCTGTTCCTCTAAATACATTACCAAGAAGACCGCCAACTGTTGTGGGTCTAGTAAGGGGGGTATCATACATAACCTATCTCCTAACTTCTAGCCAGTAAACCAGCGCCAAGGCGCAGGTATGGGTCTTCAATGCCAGCACCAGCAGCGCCTAAGTAGCCACCTAAGAACTGCTGACCACTGCTAGGCTCGTAGTACGGGGTTACTTGAGTTGTTGTCCCACCCATCGGGAACCCAGCAATTAGGTTTTGATACTGTTGTAGCTGTTGTTGCGGAGAAAGCTGCTCATATTGATAGCGCTGCATAGCTTCGTCAATACCCATTTGGGCTTGCTGCTGACGCTGCGCCCCGACCTGACCAAGTTGGCCGATGTCGTAGTAATCTTGAGCGGCCATAGACGGCGCTAGTTGAGCAGCCTGTAGACCCAATCCTCGTTGCGTTGCGTAGTCTCGATAAGCTACATCAGCAGCTACATTGCCCATAGCCTCTGTCATGGCACGAGCGCCAGCTGCGGAGCCTGTGCGTCCACGTTGAGCCAAAGCGCTTTCCACGCTTTGTTGCACTGGAGCCAAGGCGCGGTCAATCGCACCCGTTAACAGACCCGACTGCGCTGGTGGAACATATTGCCCCTCCGCACCAGTAGAGCCTAAGAAGGAGCCAAGGGTTGATTGGGCTTGCTGTGTAAGGGGACTGCCAGCCAGAGCGCGAGCTTCTTGAGCCTGAAGAGCTTGCTCCTGTTGCGGCGTGTACCCAGCGTAAGTTTGGCCCTGATAAAACTGCGGCGCACCCTCTTGATACTGACGTAAAGCCTCTGCCATCCCGTACTGTAGGAACGGCTGTGCAAAGGCGTTTGGAGCCTGTTCAGTGGTTGTCGTTGTTGTTTCTACCATAATACTTACCTCTGGCTTTAATCTATAGGTTTACACAGTGTTTGTAAACTTTATCCTAAGACGACATAATGAAAAATAATGTCTGATGTGTTTGAGTTACTTCGATGTGTTAACGTAAAAGTTTGCTTGCCTACGCTGCTTAAATATAAGTGAGTAAGCTCTTGAGCTGCACTAGCTGATTTCGGTGTCCAAAGTATTACGCTATTAGGGTTTACTCTTAAATCACTAACTACAGTGGTTGTAGAGGACGCTGTTAAGTTCAACACACCAGTGGAGTTAATCTTTCCCTCTACAAGATTATTTACAACCTCAGACACCTCACGAGGTGTGCCACCCATGTTAGGGAGCCTGCGGTACTGATTAGCCATTACCTGCGCCCCATAGTGCCAGCGTCAACATCAATCCCCTGAACTTTTTCCCACTCCCCAGTCATGTTTAAACGGACTCTATGATAACGGCCATTTGAGCGAACAGGACAGAAGTTGTCAGAGTTTAACTGAGATACAGGGCCATAGGTGTAGTTGTCAATTTGACGATTGCGAGAAGCTACTTGAGCGCTAACGCCCCCTGTTTGCGCGCTCTCTCTCAAAGTCACATAAGGGACAATATTATTTACGGTAGAATGAAATCCAGTCTTAACTTCAAACTCGCCAGTTTCTATAGTTCCGTCTAGGACGCTTCCTGTGAAGGTTTGGATTTTGCTGTCTTTCGATGCCGCAAATAAGAACTCGCCACCTCGATATACAGGGCCATCCAAAGAAGCAGGCAAAACATCAATGCTCCCGAAAGCAGCATCAAGACCCTCAAGAGTATAACCAGCAGTGTAAACAGGAGCAACAACATCGACTGCAATCGAGGCAGTAGACCACTTACCAAGCGCGTAGTTGTAGATAATAAGTTTATCAGGATTTCCATTTGTTGCTGCCGTGCTTGCATAAGACCAAACAATAATTTGGCGTAGAGGGTCGGCAGACGCGCTCATGTTCCCTGCGTAGCTGCCATTCCAATCCTCAAGAAAAAAGCGGTTTACTTTTTCTGCTCCGATAGGATTAGACTTCTCACCATCAAACATGTAAAAACCATCATCCGCAAGATAAAAAACACTGTGGCCTACATTACACACACTACCAGCAACCTTGCATCCACGAACAGTTTCTACTTTGTCGAACTGAAAAATAAGTGGGGCGCCAATGTAGCTTCCGCGAACAATACCTTTCTCCATCAAGATAGTTGCGTACTCTCCACCAACTAGCCCAGTGACATCGCCCATATCTTGTATGTCTTGATAGTCGGCTTGGGTAGTGCTTGAGATTGCCCAGTTAGTTGCGTCATTAATATCAGACCATTGAACTCGATACGGCTTGTTACCATCAGCGGTTGTGTTAGTGAACCCAGTCATTACAAAATCACGCACAACAGAGATGTATTTTGCCTTGGGTGCGTCTGCTGAAAGGTCAGAAAATAAACCACCTGCGGCTGCGGTAATTTTTTGAATAGGGTCTGCAAAGTTTGTGCAAACAACCGTTTCCCCGTACTGAACAAATCGCGGTCGGTCAGCGAGCGCAGTAGAGTAATTACCAGACTTACTTACGTTGTTCAACGAGCCATCAGTTGTATCAAACTGGTATATCTTTGTTCTGTCGGCGGCATAAAGAGCAACGTTGCTGTCATCATCAGCCGCCGCAAATAGCCCGACTATAGAGCTGTCAGCAGCTCCGCTGATTGGAGAGATGTTTTGCATACTCTCGTATCCATTAGCGGAGGGAATCACGTTGTTCGCAACAGTGGCGCCAGAACTTCCAAAAGCAGACTGGTCAGGTAAAAATTCACCAAAATTAATCATTATCTTTCACTCCAAAAATCAACGCTAGGCGTAACGCTTGACCACACCTCTGAGCCGACCGCTTGTTGAGACCATGTTTCAGAGCCAGCGGCTATAGGTGTCCAAGTCTCACCCTCATCAGCCTGTTCAGACCATACCTCATTTTCAGCTGGAATGACAGACCATAACTCGCCAAGACGCTCTGCATCGACAGCTATTGTAGCGACAGCCTGCGGAGATGAGGTCGCGAATACTTCAAAGTTTGCGGTTACATCTGGAACTACGGCGAAAGCAACAAGAGATGCGCTTCCCGTAGCAAGTAATCCGCCCACCGACACAACTGTTGCACTTGTAAGTGCTGACGCATCGCCAACGCGAATACGAGCAGCATCGGAGCTTGCGGTTGCACTTGACGCCAAAGACGAAGAGGCAATCTGTATTCGTATACCAGAGGAAGAAACAGAGGACGAAGAAGACACGGACGAAGAGCCAACAACAACCTTTAATGCTTCTGAAGACACCGATGTTGATGCAAGTGGCTGTGACTCACCAAAGGCAATACGCAGTGCCGTAGCAACCATTGTTGCGGGGCCAACCACAAGAGACGCACCAAACTGAATGCGTATTCCATCAGCGCTTACATCCACTTGTGTAGATTGCGACGACTCGCCTACTACAACACGAAGCCCCGAACCAAAAGCAACTGAGGAGGCCGACATAACGGCTTCCCCAGTTCGGATAGCGAATGATGTAGCAGAAACAGAGGATGACGTGGAAGCGTCAGACTCACCCTCACGAAGGGCCGCAGTTAGCCAAACAGAACTGTCAAGAGAGTACGGTAGAGTGTCTAGCGTTCCCCAGTTATCTAACTGCTCAAGTGTTGGCCCTACGATGTCAGCCATAATTAAGCTGCCGTAATGTCTACACCTGAAGCAGCAACTTTAAAGATGTCAGCATCATTAATGGTTTTAGAGGATGTTAGTGCCGCGTGAAAAAGAAGATTTCCACCAGTCGAAGCATCGTAGATACCAATGTGTGTAATTGCACCCCAGTTACCACCAGACGCCGCAGGGAACTCAACAGCACCACTGTTAGAAGCTGTGCCAGAAGAAGACGCACCGAAGGCCATAGCCTGACGTGCGTAGCCGTTTCCGCTTACCTCTGCGCCAGTACCAGCGTCAGTAGGGTCAGCAGTGTGCAGGCCAATATAAACGGCAGCAGGAGCTGATGTGCTTGCTGTGCCTAAGAAGTGGTCGAGAAACTTGTTCTCTAGGTAATCGCTCATTGCGCTCATGGTTATTCTCCGTAATCAGATTTCATAAAGAGAGCAGAACCAGCGTGTTTGCCTTCATCCTCTTCTCTTCGTATTTCAGTGATAGCCCGTGTAAACAGTTGCTCATACAGGTTAGTTTTCTGGTCGTCCATTAGATATACACCAGCAGCGGCCAAAGAGCCATACAGATAGGCATCTGGATGACGGGTTAGAATTGTGTTGCTAGTGTTAGAGTCTGACAGTTCATCAGCGCCTTCACCATACACAATCTCGGCAGTGTAGTCTGCGTCTGGTGTCGGTGCGAATTTAATCTCGGCACCCACAACTGTGTAAGCGCGAGGCTTGCCAGTTGCGCCAGAAGAGTACATCTCGTCTAAGCGTACTGGTGTGTAATACTCAAGAACCTCTGTCGGGCTGGAGTTTAGCTTTACGAGTCGTACAGAGCGCAAGTCTGTTGGCAAGGAAACAAATGCGTCTCCACCAGACACAGTTGCTGTAGAGCGTTTTTCCTGAGAGCGAGTGCTAAGCTCCCGCCCCATACGAGCCTCTGCAAGAGAGATAAACTCTGGGATGCGGTCAGTTAAGTCGCTACGAGCAAGAAAGTTTGCAATAGCAGTTTTTAGTTCACCAAAGGTTCCGATTGCCATTATACGCTTCCGCCACTAGTTCTAAATGCTCTGTTATCGTATTCGTTGAGCCATTTCTTCCAGCCATTCGGATTGTCCTTTGGCTGTCCCAACTCAAGCAGTAATTGATGATACAACGCTGTGGGTATTT